CCCTGACAAACTCCGAATGCCGTGTACATGATGCAACGCAGTTAGACAGTGTGAGATAAGTCTCATTGTCGAAAGGGAAAGAGCCCAGCTTCTGAACCTTGGAGGAACACAATTTTGGGAACCCGCACACGATCTCGTAACGAGAACTTCGTTACGGGGCACAGACACCGGCACTACGACTGGAATACCGACCCCCCTTCTACAGGGGAGTACGATAACTACGATGCGGTTACTTACCTCCGGAGGGAGGAAATTACCGACGTAGTGGGAAGTCCAAATACATGGAATCCCTGTGATCACACGATCACCCAGATCGAGCCAGTGGGTGGCGGAGCGACGTTCGTGATGAACTCCGACGGCGCCACGGTGACGTGCACCTACGACAACGCGTGGGGTGCGGCATCGCAGTTCCCAAACCTTCCGGGTCCGGACCAGGGGAAGTTTGACCAGGCCTGCTGGGACGCTTTACGCGCCTTCGCAGGTGAGTTATCGCCCCAGATGTTGGGGGGTAACTTCTTCTGGGAACTCCCTCAGCTGGCGACTGTGCACAAATCTCTCCTGAAAAGGGGAGGGTCCCTGCTTAAGCGAGCCTCATCGGCTTTCTTGGGCTGGGAATTTGGCATTGCCCCCTTCATAGGGGACCTTCGTCGGCTGAACAGGCTGACTAACAGCCTGGCTAATCGGCTGGATTGGTACCGGAGAAACTCCGGTAGTCCGGTTAAGGTCCACTTCAAAGCGGACGTGTCACCGGATTTTTCCAATTCCCAGCCGACTGGTCCAAGTGGCTGGCTTCTGACTAGCGGATGGATTAACAGTTTGACCGTGACCTTCACGGCAACTGCTACCGTTCGTTTTGTCATGCCTCATCGTTCTCTACTCGAGGACAAGTTGAGGTACCTTGGCAGTGTGATGGGTTTTGATAGACCCCTCTCCTTTGCCTGGGAAGCTACACCGTACTCCTTCGTCGTAGACTGGGTCTACGATGTCGGCCGTTTGGCCGATCAGTTCTCAGCGGACTTCTGGGATGTTCCCTTTGAAGTCCTTGAGGCGGGCTATTCGCTGCAGAGCGATATGTCCGCGGAGGTACGGGAGTGGGCTGCATACAATTGGCCCTCTGCGGGTCAATTTGCGCTCACCGCCACTGGAAGTGTTTCGTCGTACAAACGGCGAAACGGTATCCCTGCAGGTTCTCCTTTCCCTTCCCTGGAAGTTCCAGGGTTGAAACCACTGGTGTTAGGTCTTGCGCTTCTCGGCCAGAGATATGGATAATCTCCTTTCTTTGGTTGGTCATTGTGACCGCAACCCACGAGAGTGTGAGCCACGGCGCTGGGACGATCCCAGCATTCTCTGCGCGCAAGCGCATAACAGACAAGGTAGGGCATCCATTGTTCACAGATCCCCTGCTCCTCGACATGGACGGCGGAACGACCGACAGGACGTTCAACCGTCGATCGGACGGGATTTACATCGCGAGTGATTCCACTCTCGGTGCACCCCATGTGGTCAACATCCGGCATAAGGCCTTTAAAGCCGCGGCCGGTAACGTCGACCAGCATACCATCGAGATCCTCCGTTCGGAGGAGGACACAAAGGGCACTCTTGCTCGTTGTGAGTTCAAGCTCACGGTGAATGTACCTCAGAAGGTCATCACCGAGGCTCATCTCGATGAGGTCCGATATCAGCTCACCGACTTTTTGTTGGCGGCTGATTCGTGGGCTCGCTTCCTTCGCTCGGAGACGTAGGCGTGGACCGGGAAAATTCTTTCCTGGTTCTAGCCTATGCAATCGGGCTAGGTACTCCCCGGGTCTTTCGCCTGCTGTGTCAGCAGGTGTATATCGCACTAAAGCGATACCTGGAGAGGCGAATCCAGAAACGCTGAAAAGCGCTTGGGCGGTCCGGGAAACCGGGCCGCCCTCTCTGGGTTTGTGCGAGGATGGTTTCGTTAGGGGGACAAGTGATCCCGTTGATGCCCGGCTAGGAGGTTCGAGCCTATGGCCGACCTGAAAAGCCTTGCTCCAACTTTGTTGGATCTTGTCCAGTGCCTCTTACGAGACACAGCTGCACTCATGCATGACTCCATGGAACGAGGCCTTAAGCAAGACTTCTCGACCATCCGGTCGAGGGTCAGCGCCGAAGGCTTGTCGTTCTTCACTAAGACTCTCCCTCTGTTCGGTAAGCATCTGGATTACTCTCTCGAGTACCAGGTGTGGCGGCCCATTGCTGGGTTCGCTCGCCGAAGGAGGGGACCTCTCCCGAAGCTTTTTGGGGGTTTGGTCAGTCTTGTGTTCAGTGAGTCTGATGGGTCACTACTTAGTAACCCATCGACGGATGCCATTTGGTGCATCCGTCAACTGGCTTACGCATTCTACAAGCTCGAATTCCCGCTGACTGAACAGCAGGTCGGTGCTTCTGTAGAGTCCTATGTTAAGACTGATGCCGCTCTTCCCGAGGGCACCGAGTCTGTGGGTCAATTCCCACTACGGACACGCGTATTGCTAAGTGGTGCGCGCCTGGTCGTGGAGCGATTACTCGCTCAATTCGACTACCGGGACATTCTTCCCCGGCATGGCCCAGGTGCGGTGGCGACTGGAGAGAACCGAGAACGTAAGTGGGTCTTTTCCCGCTTTTACAAGCGGCTCCACGAGGTGTACCCGTATTACGAGTACTTCGTCGGATGTAGGTCCCAGTTCTTGGACGATGGACGAGCTGTCTGGTTCTCGCGAAAGCGGGAACTTGAGGGTGTGTCGAAATACACCCTTGTCCCAAAGGATTCTAGGGGACCCCGAGGGATCTCTATGGAACCTTTGGAATATCAGTTCATCCAACAGGGGATTTTCCGGAAGATGAAAGTCTTTCTTGAATCCCACCCTCTCTCCAGAGGACACATCTGTTTCACGGATCAAACCGTGAATCAGAGACTTGCCATGAGCTCCTCCATCTCTCGACGATACGCAACCGTCGATATGAAGGATGCCTCAGATCGCGTTTCGCTTTGGCTAGTCCGGACACTGTTTTCCGGATGCCCGGGCCTACTTCGGGCCCTTGAGGCGACGCGGTCGGCAAAGACGCTACTCCCAGATGGGCGGACAATTTCCTTGCGGAAGTTCGCTCCAATGGGATCAGCTCTATGTTTCCCCATTGAGGCCGTCGTTTTCTTCTCCCTCCTCGTTTCCGAGGAGATGTTGGAGAACGACCTCACTCTCGAGGAAGCATGTCGCAAGGTATTTGTCTACGGCGACGACATAGTCTGTCGCCCGGATACGTACCTTGCTGCGTCCAGGGACTTTCCCATTCTTGGTCTTAGGATCAATTCTGGGAAATCCTACTACCGGGGGTTCTTTCGTGAATCGTGCGGTGTTGACGCTTATTGCGGCGTCGACGTTACTCCGCTCCGATTCCGACACCTCCTTTCTGAAAGAGGCACGCTTGGTCCGAAACAGATCGCATCGCTCGTGGCACTGCGAAACAGCCTATATACGAAAAGCTGTTTTGCCACATGCGCGTATCTCGACAACCTTCTGGAGTCTGCCCTTGGTCCACTCCCGCGATGCCCCGTTGGGGCACGTTGGGGAGGCCTGGCTCTCTTCAGTCATAAGGCGGGACGCATCTTAGCTGATCGCGTCCGATCGAGGTACAACCACCATCTTCAGCGGCGTGAGATCCTCGCTTGGCAGGTAATCCCTGCTACACGGCGGTCTTCGTTCACTGGGTGGCTTGCGATCCAGCAATTCCTCCATCACGGAGGGGTTCCGGATCAGGTACCCGCAGGTTCTTCCTCTGCCTCCATTCTTAGGAGAAAAAGGAAGTGGTTGGGGGACGACTACACGACGTAATCGTCTTCAAAGGGGGCCACAGCAGAGGC